ATATTAGTAATCCCGATAACAAGGATAAAAGATTGGCGATTAGCTTGAAATTAATAGGGTAACCAGGATGCGTTCTAAGGGCTTAAAGCAAAAATGTGTATAATCTATAGGCTTATATAAGAAAACGCAGGAGAACGAGCGTCAGATGCCTTAAACAAGGTGATATTAAGGCATTCTAACCTTGAAAGATTGTAAGATGAGTAAAAAAGACGAAAAACACATTGAAAAGCTAACAGATCAATTAGTTGTGCTCCTGAACCGGTTACACAAATATGAGTTGACTTTGAGCCGAATAAAAAACGAAGGCGAAGAATTACTGCGAAAATTTATGATACGAGATACCGATGATAGATAATACAGAAGGCGTATTGAATGCGGTTGATATAAAAATCAGCAAAGCACTCGTTACAGCAGCTTTGATGGTAGAAAGAACTGCGAAGCAAATTGTCCCTGTAAAAACAGGAGCATTGAAAAGGTCAATAACGCATCAGCCTCTTATTCCGAAACGTGAAGTCGAAGTTGGCTCTAATCTTGAGTATGCTCCTTATGTAGAATTGGGCACAAGAAAAATGTCAGCAAGGCCATATCTTCGTCCGGCACTTGAAGCAAATAGAAAAGCAATCAGGGCATTGTTTGGAACAATATGAAATCATTATTCAAAGCTATTTATGAACGCTGGGTTGCTGTAGGGAATTGTGGGCTTACTAATTTATATGATACACAAGCTCCCGCAGAAGCAGTTTTTCCTTATGGCACGTTTTCAATGCCAAGCAATACTCCTGATTGGACATTCTCGGAAAAATTTGAAAACTGTCTTATCCAATTCAGTTTATTTAGTAAATTATCATCTTCAGATGAGGTGTGTGCCTGTTTTGAATTATTAAAAACGGCATTTGATTTTGAGGATGTTGAATTATCGATTGTAGGTTATCGATGTATCAGTTTAGAAAGAGAATCGGCCATACTTTTCAAAGTAGAAAAGGTGTGGCAATATTCAGCAACTTATCGAATCTATTTACAAAAAAGTTTAGGAGACTAAGACAATGAGTAACGTTAAAGCAGGATACAAAGGCAGGGTTTATCTCGGAACGGTAAAGGTTGGAGGGATTGTTACATGGACTTACTCTGGCGAAACTCGCAATATGCAGGATATCGATGAGTTTGGGGATGAAATAATAATGCAGCTTCCCCTACAAATAGTAGGTGGTGATATTGCCATCAATGGCCATTACCTTGTCGATAGTGATGCCGGGCAGAAATTGCTCAAGACTTATTTCGATGCTGCGACACTAATTGGAGACATTAAATTGTATACGGATTATTCAAATACTGTATACATGGCTCCTTCAGCTGGCTCACATGTTATTGTTACCAATGTTAATAATGTTGGTGACGATAAGAGTGGTATCGGGACATTCTCAGCAACGTTGCATGTTAATGGAGACTTGGAGCAGGTAAATGATACATCGCCCAGTATCTCGGCATCGTTCTCTGCAAGTTTGTCCGCTTCGGTTAGTATCAGTTCAAGCTTGTCTGCTTCGCTTAGTGCTTCGATTAGTCCGAGTATCAGCCCGTCATAAAATAATAAATTTGAAAGGAGATTATAGATGCCAAATTTTACTTCAAAAAATAATGGTCAATGGTTTTATTTTGATCCGGACAATGAAAAACTTGGTGGCGTGTGCCTGAGAGAACTTCCTCCCGATGAATTTGACAGGATTGAAAAACTGACCGTCAGGCACAAGAAGAAAATTATGAAAGGCGTGCTTATTGACGACGTTAAGGTTGATGAGAAATTAGCTTCAAAACTTCGCTGGGATTTTTGCATTACCGGTTGGAAAGTAGTCTCTCTGGATGGCAAGTTGTTAGAATGCAATTCCGAAAACAAAATCAGGATGATGAAAGTTACTGACTTTGTGAAGTTTGTAGCGGATTCTTTAAGTGAATTAGTCGAAGTAAATAAGTCGTTGGACGAGGCTCGGGTAAAAAACTTAGAAGATTCATCCGACGACAACTCGACAAGCCCGACTGCGAAGACTGTGTAGAGCTTTATGATTCGGATGGCAGAGAACCACCATGCAAGAAATGTTATGTAATGTTGGATGAATCGAACCATGAAATTTGGAAAATCTATTTGCGTGTTAGAAATCAGGTAATCATGGCTCCAAGCGGTAAAATTATAGGGCTTAATTACGGAACGGCGTTAGATGTCATTAAGCTTTATACGGAAGATGTAAAAGAAACTTTTGAATCAATCTTAGTATGCTATGAAATTGAGCAGGAGTTTAGTAAATGAATTTTTTAACCGCCTCTGTTCTTATAACAGCAAATACAGGACAATTAAGAACACAGCTTGCATTAGCTAAGTCATCAGTTTCAAGGACTATGACGAGTATCAGGTCTTCCGTCAAAGCAGCGTTTAGCAAAATGGCTCAATATGCAAAGCTGGCAGGGATTGCTATTATTGCTGCGATGGGTGCTTCTACCAAGGCATTTGCTAACTTTGATGATGCTATGACAAAGTCGATAGCTATCATGAAGAATGTTTCCGTCAGTCTGCGGGCAGAGATGGAAAAGACTGCTATAAAAATATCTCTGCGTTCAGTCAAATCAGCTACCGAACTTGCGAAGGCTTATTTCTATCTCGGCTCTGCTGGTCTTTCTGCTGAGCAATCATTAAAAGCACTTAGTGCTGTGGAAAGATTTGCTACAGCAGGCTCCTTTGATTTGAGTTCGGCTACTGAGATGGCAGTTGGTTCTCAGGCAGCACTTGGGCTATCGTCAAAGAATGCAGCGATTAATCTTAAAAATTTAATCAGGGTAACAGACAATCTGGTAACGGCTAATGAATTATCACAAGCTACTGTTTCTCAATTCGCAGAAGCATTGACAAACGAAGCAGCGGCAGCGATGAAGACATGGAACATTGAACTTGAAGAAGGTGTGGCTGTTCTTGCTGCTTATGCCAAACAAAATATAAAAGGTGCAGAGGGTGGTTCGGCCTTCGGCAGGATGCTTCGATTTATGATGATGGGAGCACGTAAGAATAGAGAAGAGTGGGAAAGATTTGGTATGACTCTTTATGATACGCAGGGAAATTTGAGACCGCTTGCTGATATCATTGAAGACATTACGAATTTACTTTCTGATATGTCCACAGAGCAAAAAGGTATAACATTAGATTTGTTAGGATTTCAGGCGAGATCGCAGCAGGTTATTCTTCCTATCCTTGGCATGTCTGATTCTATCAGGGAATGGAATAAGCAACTGGTTGCCGCTGGTGGGCATACCAAAGATTTGGCGGAGAAGAATCTCAAGTCTTTTGCTGCTCAAATGAAAATAGTCTGGAACAATATCGTCAGTGTTGCTATGGCAATTGGCAAGCGTTTAGCACCTCATATAGAAACGTTAGGCTTTTTAATAAGAGAGAATCGTGATGCTATTGAGGAATGGGCAGTTGCTTTTGTAGAAGGAGGGCTTCATATAGAAGATTCTGTAAAAGGAGTATTAGGAGGTTTTGAAAAACTGGCCTTGGCTGTGTCTTATATAAAGGATGGGTTTAGAGGATTGAAGGCAGTTTTTTATCTGGTTAGTGCCGGTATTCTAAAATCATTGGAATACATAGGCAGAGGTTTTGTAGTTCTAACTAAAGCTGCTGAAGATGCTCATAACAAAATAGCAGGAACCTGGCTCGGAGGGAAGCTTGGTTTTGAAAAGATGAGTACAGGTATAAAAGAAATGGAAGCCAGCGTTCAGGCATTAGGAGATGAAGCAAGTAATTTGCTAAAGATAGCTGATGATTTGCTTGCTGCTCCATTGTCACAAGATAAGGTAAAGAAATTTTTTAATGAGTTGGATAGGCAGGTATTGAAGCGAAAGAATAAAATAACAATTCCTGATACCTATAATATGCTGCCTTTTTCAGGAGCAGCCGAATCTATTTATGGCCCAAAGACTACAAAAAGTCCTATGGAAGATTATTCAGATACAGATGAACTTATCGAAAATCATCTGGAAGGTGCGGAAAAAGTAAAGCGGGGATGGGATAGAGTTGGTGAAAGTATAGGTTACTGGATTGAAAATGCATCAGATTGGGGACAGCGATTAGGCGATGCTCTTTCTCACGGGTTAGATATGACTGCTGATGCATTTACAGATTTGATAATGGGAGTTAAAGTTGATTGGGCTGATTTAGCTCGCACGATGTTGGCTGATTTAGCACGTATAATGATTAAAATGCAAATGGCAAGAATATTAGGGTATGCATTTGGCATTGGCGGGGCAGTGGCCCATGCAGGAGGGACTGTTGGCGTAACATCATTTCCGATGCGTAGAGTTCCGGCGGATACTTTTGCCGGAGCACCTCGTCTGCATAAAGGTCTTGCCGCCGATGAATATCCGGCAATATTACAGCAAGGAGAACAAGTTATCCCTAAAGGCGGAGGTGGCACGGGTAATGTCGATGTTAGAATTCATAATGAAGGGACTGAGAAACTCGAAGTCAGTCGTGCAGATAGTTATATGATGGGAGATCAAAGAATTCTTGATGTAGTTATGAAAGCAACCAGTAATCACGGGCCGTTTAGAAAAGCTATGGGGACAATGAGGAGATAATGAATACCTTTCCAACT